ACCGTACGCATCACGGGCCAAGAACAGGATCGGATACACGTCGGCGCTGGTGCCGCCAGTAGACAGCGTGGTGCCCGCTGCGCCGCCAGCGTCTTCCCACGATTCAAACACCGTAGAGCGGATGTACCGCACATCCTCCACGGAGCCGATCTCGCCTTCCATTGATACGTCAGTGCCGTACTGCTTGGAGTGGATGAAGCCGGGCAGATCGCGGATGTCGTTCTCAATGTCCGGGTGGGTCAGCGCAATGAACGCGGACTCAATCGGCTGAGTGGCATACTTAACAGACGACGCCACCATGCTGGTGTGCGGCTTGGCGTTCTGACGCTTCAGCGAGCGAGTGATGCGGCGCTGTAGGGTCAAGGTCAACGGGGTATTTACGCCGCCCCGAGTGGTGCCGTTGGCAAAGAACACGTTGGTGCCGGCTTTCAGCACGTTGAAACGCAGGGTCTCAATGGTGTGCGCAGCTTGCTCACCCAAGATGTCGGTCATTTCACGCAGCAAAGGCGGGAAGTCTTCGTGCAGATCCATGATAACGTCAGTGAACTTCAGGAAGTCGCCGTACTGCTGCAGCGTCACAGAGTAGTCTTTGTTCTCAAGCGTGCTGCCCGCAGGGGTTACGCCCTCGGTCAACGGGGTGTCCGCTACAGGGACGTTGTAGTCGCCACCGGCACCGGCACCGGCGGAGCCAGTAGCCCCCGCCATGTAGTAACGACGCCACTTGGCGACACGGGTAGAGTTCTTCGGGATGGGGTAAGCCTGCCCGAACTTCTCCAGCATCATGTAAGGGATGGCCCGCTTCAGCAAGTTGGCCACAGAGAACGCCGTTTGGCGCGGAGTAATATCGGAATATACAGTCATGTTAGTTGTCTCACGTCAGAAAGATTAACCCAGTCCGGCGGCTTCCTCGAAGGCAGCGTCGAAGTCATCTGGACTCGCACTACCCGGTACATCCGCTTTGCTGGGGCTTGGCGCTGCACTCAGTGCTTTTCGCGCTGCGGCCGAAGGTTGCTTCGCCGCGGGCTTTGCCGCTGGTTGCTTTGCTCTTGCTGACGAGGCTGGTAATTCTGGCACTGCTCCCGCCGTTCCTTTACTCACTTTGAACTGGTCAACCAGCTCAATCACTTCCGCAGAAGAACCGGACTTAGCCACTCGCGCATATTCCGCTTGCAAGAACTTTGGCTGCGTCTGTATCCAATCGGGGATCTGTGATTTGATCGTATCCAGATCCGAATGGGCGAATCTTACTGCGTCGAGATGTGCGTTTACCTGCAATTTTTGCGTGGTCGCAAACACTGGTGCCAGTGCACGTCTCAAGTCGGAGTATATCGTTTCCTGCACAAGTTGCAAATGGGCGTCACGAAGTACTTGTTCTGCCTCGTGAACTTCTGACCACTCGCTCTTGTATCTTTCCACCGCTTCGCGCTTATCCGCGGGGATGAAGTCGTCGATGGTTTTGGCCACCGCTTCGGGTTCTTCCTCGACTGCGGGCTCCTCAGTAGGAGCGGCAGCCGCGGCAGCGTTCTCACGGTTCTGCCGAATAATCTCTGCAGCCCGGGCTACCTTTTCTTCCCGGGTCTCTGCGGAGGCTTCGCCTTCAGCGGCGGGCTCCTCAGTGGAGGCGTCGTCCTCTACAGGAGCGTCGTCCTCTACAGGAGCGTCGTCCTCTACAGGAGCGTCGTCCTCTACAGGAGCGTCGTCCTCTACAGCGGCGGGCTCCTCAGTGGAGGCGTCGTCCTCTACAGGAGCGTCGTCTTCTACAATGGGTTCTTCTGCGACCACGCCATCAGCGGCTTCGTCGAACGCCGTGTCGAAATCGTTGCTGTTGTCTTCTGGTGTTAGGGGTTGCGTGCTCATGTCGGGTCCTTACTCGTTTATGTCAAACGGGGGTTTAGTGGCTACCTCAATCAGGTCTCGGTACGCCTTTATCTCCCCCTGTACGGCACGCATTTCTTCTGGCGTACACGTACACAGGGTGTCTTTCAGCCTACTTATCATCGTTCCTGCGTAGAGGCGTAGCACTTCTACGCCATTACTGTTACGTGCATCATATATCTCACGCTGCATGATTACCAACTGGTCGTTATTGTTCACCGGTCACCCCCTTAGTAGCTGAGTCTGACACAGCCAGCATAGTTTTCACCGCGGAGTTATCCGCGGAGTCGAGATTCTTGCGGGCCTGCGCCGCGTTCTTCATAGCGTCGGTAGCCAGCTCTTTCATCTGAGCCGCAAAGACCTGCTTGCTCTGCTCCGCTTGCTCGGCTTCCTGCTGGGCCTGCTGTTCCTGACGCTGCCTGATTACTTCCTCAGACGCCATGATGTCCTGCACCGGGATGTCCCGTGCCATCAGCCGCTGCTTCAGCATCTTCTCATCATCGATGTACAGCTGCTCGCCCTCGCTCAGCGTGTTCTTCAGGTTGTCCAGTGCGTAGGCCCGGACTTCCTTGGCGATCAGGCTGGTGGCACCCTTGGCCACTGGGCGGAGATCCCCGGTGTACTCAATGCCCTCGTTGAAAATTTTGTTCCACTCGATCAGGGCGTTCAGCACGCTCACGGTGAACCGGTCAAAGCTGCGCACGATGTCACGGAACGGAAGCGCCGCGTTGCCCAGTACCATGGACGCGCCGGCGGAAGTGCGCAGCGCCTCACCCGGGGTGTTCTCTACGTCACCGTAGCCCCCCACGAATGTCTCCATGTCGGCGAACTGGAGAAACTGGTTCATCACTTTCAGCAGCTCATCCATGTGGGAGTCGACGCTAATGTTGTTAATAGCCCGATGGCCAGAAGGGTTGCTCTTGCCGTCGAGGTAGTAGTTGCGGAAGGGGCCAATGGACTTGATGTCCTGCCCGCCCGCCATTTTGCTCAAGTCGATCTCCAGCATGGGGCCACAGGTAACCGAGGCGTTGTCGATCAGCATGCGTGCTGCAGACGATACCGCCATCTGGCTGTCCCGCACGATCTCACACATACTGCCGCCCATCAGTCCCGGCACCGAGTCGTCGAACACAAACTTGTGGTAGATATTGGTGCGGCTTGGGAGCGGATTTAACGCTAGCTTGATGACGTGCCGACCGGCCAGCCACGTGGTTACCCGGAACTGGTCTGTGTCCTCGCTTCCCTCAGGCAGCTCCAGTCCCGTCTTCTCCAAATGATCCCGGGACACGGCGCCCCAGAACTCTTGGATGCGGTAGCGGCTGCCACGAGTAGACGCAGAGGTAGCCCCTGCCAGCGCGTCAAGGTCGTTTTCGTGAGAGGAGGGTGTAAAGTTGCCGTCCTTGTTTCTCTCTAGGAACTTGGTGATCGACGCCCCAATAAAGTCCGGGCGGCGCTTGAGCCCCTCCATCTGCCGCTTGCTGTAGATGTGCTCCTCGAACTCCCCCTCCATGTCAGAGAAGGTGCGGGCCTGCATGTCAGGGTAATACCGCCACAAGTCCACGGCCTCGAAGTACGGCCGGCTGCCGTCCACCATAGAGATTGTGGGTTCAAGCCCGGGCGTTATATCGATCACCGCTTTCTGGCGGTCGAGCGTCATTGGCCCTTTGAGAATACCCACGTTGTAGATGGCAGCAGACAGGATCACCGACCGGCACAGGGTTACGAAGTCAGAGTTGTCCGTCTCCGTAGCTGAGCCCATGGCGTCCTCCAGTTGAGCCTCGATGTGGCGCTCCATGGACGCTGCTGCTTTGACCGCAAACGCCCGCACGATCCGCTCCAGCTCCTCGACGGTCACCTCGGCCTCCGGGTTCTCCACTCGCCACTCATCAAACGCGGCGGTCAGCTCGTCTTGGTCCAGCGTCGGCACCGTAGACGCCTTGACCGTCCAGCTCTTATCTCCCTGAGGGAACAGCAGGTTCATCAAGCGGGCCACAATGACCATGATCTTGGTGCGGGTCAGCTTCGGGTAGGCCCGTGACCTCTCCGGGGGTAGCTTCTGGTCAATCTCCGGGTCGTACTTCCCCTTGAACTGGTAGAGGTTGCGCAGCCACTGCGTCTCTTGAACCCGGCGGTCAGCTTTGTGGACGCTGAACCGCTGGCTCATGTGGTTGCCTAGCGTCTGCAGTGCGGTGGTAGAGAACTCCGACCCGCTCCCATCCTTCACCGTCTGCGAATCGTCTTTATCAAGTTCCATTAGTTCCACCGTGCGTAACCAGAGATGTCACCCCCATTGCCTGACATCAGGCCGGGGAATTTTTCGCGTAAACTTTGCTTCCTAACCGCACCCTCGAAGCCCATGCACAGATACTGGTTGGCGTCGTGCGGGTGCGAGTACTCGTTCTTCGACGGCTGGTTGGCCGTTACCCCCTTGGTGTTCTTGGCGTAATGGTACCCTGAACGAAACCCTCTGATAAGTACCCGGCACCGCGGGTCTACCAAGTAGGCCGGGCCTGCCTGCGTTAACCGCATGAGCTTCGCCTCCACCGCCTGCTTGCGCTCCACCAGTGAGTTGCTGTACGCGGTCTCTACATCGAACCCGAGCTGCTCCTCTAAGATGTCCCGCACTGCGACCTCGTTGGTCTGCGACCTCTGCACCACCGCCGGGTCACACACCACCGTGTACGAATTGCGGGGGAACCGTGCCTGCATTTTTGGCAGCAGAAGCTCTTGGCAGAACCTCTCCGCGCCCATGTTATCCGAGGTCAGTTCGTCCAGCACCAGCACCCTGCCGTGTGAATCCTGTATCCCGAAGATGGCCGAAGGCGTAAGTCCGGCGTCAAAGCCAATGACGATGTTGCCCTTGGGGTCAAACATGATCGGTTCTTTGGCGATGTGGATGTCTGGGTTGAACGTGGGGAACACGGGTTTACCGGATAGACTGTAGCCCCACTTAACCTCAATGAACTGCTTGATCCACTCGGGCGACTTACCCTCGCACAGGTTCTCGTAGTACCCACGGCCCCCGGGTAGGTTCGGGATGTTCTCCGCGTAGTCGCTGAATCCGCTGGGCTGCTCAAAGTAACTCATGTTCTTGGGGCGGTCGCCCCGGTCTTCTATGTCGAGCCAGTCGTACCACCAGCTGTCTTCGTTGCCGGGGTTAGATGCGCCCCACATGCCCCACCACGTACACCCGCCCTCATGCGCTGACGGGTATCGGCCGCAACGACCGGACAACGCCTCGACGATTTCCTTCGGGATCTCCACGAACTCGTCGAGGATGGCGCCGGTCACTTCAAGGGAGAGTACCCGAGCCACGTCGTCCGGGCTGTCAAGAGGGCGGAACATCACTTCTGCATAGACGTCGCCGAACTCGAACACAAACATCGTCCGAGAGGCTACCCACTTCCCCGTCTGCCCCGGCTTGAACCACGTCATAAACGAATTGATCGTGGTGTCTTTCAGCTGGGGTGCGGTGTTACGCACGACGACCCACCGGGTGCGACGTATGCCGTCTGGGCCTTTGTCTTGGTTCTGAGCGTGGAACAGGATTTTGAACAGCAGCGCGGTGGTCTTCGCCGAACCCACCGGGCCGATGACGAAGTTGTAGAACGCCTTGCTGCGGATGAACCGTGCAGCAATAGGCTCTGGCGTGTAATTAATCTCCATGCTCAAACACCCTTCCAGCGACGGCCTTGTCCGCCGCACCCAGATCAATGTGGATAGAGATGCCCGGGCCTGCTTCAGCGCCTGCAGCTGCAGCGTTGTCATAACCCGCCCAGCGCACGGTGTCCGAGATCAGCTTGGCGCGGACCTTCGGGTCTATCTCGTCACTGTGGATCATGGCGAACGACGTCTGAAGCAGCGCCTCGGCTTGCATCTGGGCCTTGAGGCGGAATGTCGCGCCCTCTTTGTTCAGGTCGTCTGCGGCTTTCTTCAACCGCGCCATGAACGCAGGGTCGTTTTTGATAGCCTGAAGCTGCGGGTACTGAAGCTCGTACGCTTCGCATACCGTGTCTTCGTCCGTGCCCATGGCAATGTCCAGCACAAGGCTGGACTGCCAGACTATGGGCAGGTCGTCGAGGGGGTTGTCCAGTACTGCTATATTACCCATACCTATGCACTCTCGTGTTGCTTATGCCGCAGAGGATAGCACACAGCCGAGGAATCCGTAGCCCTCAACAGCAAAGGCTTTTCATCGCCAAGATCAACGGCGTAGGGTCGATGAAATTATGATCTTGGTCTTTTACCTCCAAATGCACGTGGTCTGTGATGCCGGGATACAGGTGTTTCAGCGACTGCGAAGCCCCAATAATATCCCCTAGCTCCACCATGTCTCCCACTGCGACCGTTGGGCTTACATAGAAAACACGGTACCGGTACGTTTCACAGGTTATCTGTACATAGCGGATGTCGAAGTTGCCAACGTAGGGCCAACCTACTTTTGTCACTTTGCCTTTTACCGGAGACCCCACAGGGGTCTTGCCCGCGCAAGCTAGGTCAACGCCCCTGTGTATACGGCCTCCTCTGGGGGCGCCGTAGTGGCCACACCCACGGGCATCACACCCACGGGGTGGCATCCGGTATAGGTTCATTGCACTATAGCTCCAGTGAATATATTGGTGGTTACAAGCCCCGTCGCGCAAGAGTGGCGGGCGTATATCTCCAGTTGACCTACGGTTGGCGCTAACGTCCAAGGACCGTAGGTTTGTTTACGCACCATACGGTTTTCAAGGGGTAATCCCGCGCTGCCCCCCGTTAAGTACGGCGCTCTAATACTCACAAAAGTGTTCCCGG